TGCATTTTATCCATAGCTAAAAGCTTTGAATAAAATTTGTTGTTAGATACTGCACAAATTGGAGTATCTAGAATTTAAAATCTAATCAGATTGATTAGATATATTATGAAAGTTATCAATAGTATTCTTATAAGCTTTCAAAGTCTTTTTATTTCTCATTCTTTCGTCATGAGTTTGATGTTTAACGCCTAGACCATTAAAATCAATTTTTTCTTCATTAGAACATATTCTAAAAGTAGATACCCATTTACCCTTTTTTGTATGGTAACCGCTTTCAATACTTGCTTTCTCAATTTGCTTGCCAAGTGGTGCAATATTACGAAAGGGTTTATCTTTAATCAAAGTATCCTTAATTAATTGATACATAGTATTGTTATCAGTTTTACTAGTACCAAAATTAGTTGCTTTATTAATAATATCTTTTCTTTGAATTTCACTCAAAGAAGCATTATTAAACCGCATTAGATTTTTGCATAATTGCTTATTGGTAAATCTAAAAACCTTTTGAGATTTTCTCATTTTATCACCTCTTAATATTGGGACATTCACAAGCGGAACATCCAACTAATATTTAAGAGACTAATCTATTTTTTATAATTAGTATAATTATTTATATAAATAGTAAAACTTTGTAATATTTATTATATAAATAGTAAGGGTTTTCTGCCAATAATTAAATTTAAACATTTTTAATACTAATATACTTGAGGTGGTTAACATTGCTTCTATGGGCTTTAAAATCGTTTTAAAGGCTATGTTGCATAATTGAAACACTTTTTAGCTATTGAGTATATATATACATTATAAATATCATTTTTAAAATGGGGGGTGTAGTATTTAAACAACAGTAAAGGGATATGCTTTTTAGAATGGTTCTAAAGTAATATTAGTTGTAAAATTACAACAAAAAATAGATACATATTTACAACACCCACACGGCCTCAGTCAGCTTGTGTTATTTATGCAACACCTGGCAAAAAGTTTGTAAAAGGTGTGTAAGTTGTGTATCCTGGCAGGTAACAAGTGTGTAACAAGTGCATAACGCTGTATACACATAATAACAATGAGTTACACACACAGGCAGGCGTATGAGCCACCGCCCCCCACTACGTACGTATATACCTATCTTACATAAAATTTGGTATTTCGGATGTTAAGCAGTTCATACCTACGTATTTGTAATAATTTTAGGGAATATGTTGTTAACTAAGTTGACACTACATACAAATCAACTTACAATATGTATTCATGACGAATGGGAAGGCTGAGTATTTAAAGAATTGGCATAAGAAAAGAATGAATGCTGATCCTATTGAATACAAATTAGATACAATGTTGAGAGGTGCTAAGAATAGAGCACGAACTAAGAGACTTAGGTTTAATCTGCATATAGACTATGTGAGAACTATAGCCAAAGAATACTGTCCCTACTTTCCAGAGATTAAATTAGCTTATAAAACTGATAAAAGAAAAGGTTGGAATCTAAGCTCACCATCCCTGGATAGAATAATACCTGAAAAAGGTTATGTTGAGGGTAATGTAGAGATTATATCTATGAAAGCTAACTTAATTAAATCAAGTGCAGCATCAATAGATCTCTATAGAGTGGCTGATAGGTTATATGAGTTTGAAAGGGATAATGAAGTGCTGTCCATCTTACCTAGTGAATCACTAGATGAATATAAACAGAGGGTAGGGTATTATAACCCCACCAACTTAGTTGGATACAGTTATACTCGGTTTCTCAGATTTGTCAACAACAAAATTTTAAGGGGTTTGAAATGACTGAAAAATATCCAGTAAACTTGATTGGTAAAAGATATAGGAATAAACTTGACAAAACGCAAAAAAAAGATATGTATGTTAACTTACTAGAGAAGTTTTACAGGCACTTAATAAAAGGTGGAAGGGGAACAGGCATTCATCTACCTCATTCCAGAGTTTTTTATATTAGGGCTGCAATGCGTGAGGACAAAGATTTTATTGCTAAGTTGGGTAGAGTGCCTACCCTCCAGGAAGTTGAAGAAGCATTAGATAAAGAAATCGGTAGTTATTGGAGTACTAGTGAAGTACCTGAATGGTTTGCCCAGAAGTATGATTTTATCAAAGATAAAGAAAAACCATAGTCCCTCTACTCATTGGCCTTATTCTTGCGAGGTTCGTGTCAATAGTAATTTGTTTGAGATCCAGTGATTCCACTAGGAAGATGACTGAATCAGATAAATGAGACTTCTGGGTACGAGGGTGTGGATATACTCTGCACCCTCACACAGGATAAAGGATGTATGAAGCGTTTAAGATTATTGCGTGCATACTTGGTGTAGCAAGTTTATACATTGGGTTAGTAGCGTTAATAGAAAATAAAGGGGATTTGTTTTTTTATGTATTACCATTTAACGTATTATTTATTTGGTGGTATACTAAAAGGCAACTAAGATATGGCAAGAAAGAAAGCTAAAAATATACCTAGAACAACTAAAGGAAAAGGTGCAAACTATAGACCTACTAAGTCTGGAGCAGGTATGACAAAGAAGGGGGTAGCTGCGTATCGTAAAGCTAACCCTGGTTCTAAACTAAAGACAGCCGTTACTGGCAAAGTTAAGAAAGGTAGTAAGGCTGCGAAAAGAAGGAAGTCTTATTGTGCAAGATCATTAGGACAACTGAAGAGAAGTTCAGCAAAAACAAGAAACAATCCGAACTCTCGTATTAGACAAGCTAGAAGAAGGTGGAAATGCTAATGGAAAGAATACACAAAACAAATTTAAAAACTATTAAGTACCCTCTAGTTGACATAAGAAAAGGTCTTCAAAAGAAATACAGAGGTACTGACTATATCCTTGATAGAACAAAAATGAAAGTCAGTTATAGACGAGGTTCTTACAGAGGTGTAGAACATTTACTACGCAGGTATAACTAGTGGCAGCTAAAAAGAAAAAGAAAACTAAAAAGAAAAAAGGTGCTACACCCACTAACCCTGCATTATACGCAAGAGTGAAAGCAGAAGCGAAAAGAAAATTTAAAGTATATCCGTCAGCATATGCTAATGGATGGTTAGTTCGTACATATAAAAAACGTGGTGGTGGTTATAGGTAATGGCTAAACCAAAGGGAGGACTAACAGCCTGGTTTGGTAAAGGACCTAAAGGAGATTGGGTTGACATAGGTGCACCCAAGAAGAAAGGTAAGTTTCAAGCTTGTGGTAGAAAATCTGCTACTAAAAGTAAACGTAAATATCCTAAGTGTGTACCTAGATCTAAAGCTAGAAGCATGTCAAAGGGGCAAATTAAAAGTGCTGTAAAAAGAAAAAGATCTAAAGCACAGGGAGTAGGCGGTAAACCTACTAACGTTAAAACTATAGTAAGAAAGAAAAAAACTACTAGAAGGAGAAAAAAGAAATGAAGAGAGTACCTGCAGGAAATAAAGGTAAAGGTCTTAGTAAATTACCTAAAACTGTTAGAAACAAAATGGGCTACATGAAGAAAGGTGGAACAGCTATGAAAAAAGCCAAAGGTTATAAAAAAGGCGGATCAGCCATGAAGAAAGCTAAAGGCTACAAAAAAGGTGGAGTCGCTACTAAAAAAGCTAAGGGATATAGCAAAGGCGGAGTAGCTAGAAGAGCAAAAGGAATGAAAAGGGGTGGGGCAAGGTCTAAGAGATAGACTATGCCACATCTTATATCTAATGTACCCTACTTTAAAGTATGGGTAAGAAAAGAGTTTACAGCTAATCACCAGGATTATCATGGTGAATTTCTACATGGATTAGTAATAGCAGTAAATTGTATACCAGATAGATCACTATCTTTTCAGATTGTATTTACTGGTTGTGAAGCTGAAGATGATGAGCCTAATGTACATGGCGGTGCTATGTGGGCTCGAATGCCAATACAAGGTCTAGTTGCTGACATACCACTAGATGAATGGCCTGACAGAATGGAAAATCATTTATGTCAACCTTGGGATTGTATGTCAAGACAACACTCAGTTGTCGTAATGGATAGAACATCATCATCTCCCTGGTACGCCAAGATAGATGGTGAATTTTATTTAGCTAAGTATATCTTTACTGTAGATTATACAGAAGATGAGATAGCTGATAGTCCGGACCAACATAAACAAAGTCATGTACTATACTTGACTGAAGGTCAATGGAAAGGGAATATAGTAGCGTTACCTAACAATAGAGTAAGAGTTACTAATCCTGCATTATGGGTTACTGGAGAAGGAGCTCCTGATTTTGCTCCTAGTCAATGGACTCATAGTAGTGAAGAACATGAAAGTTATACTGATCCACATATAACTTTTAATAATTTATATAAGGACTAGTATGGCTAGAAACTATAAAAGGGAATACAAAAATTACCATAGTAGAGATGAGCAAAAAAAAAGAAGAGCATCTAGAAACAAGGTAAGAAGAGCTGCTTTACGTAAAGGTAAGGTAACTAAAGGTGATAAGAAAGATATAGATCACAAAGATGGTAATCCTAAGAACAACAAGAAAAGTAATCTTAGGGTAGTATCAAGAAGTAAGAATAGATCCTTTCCTCGTAATAAAAAAGCAGGAAAGAAAATTGTAAGGAGAAAGAAATGAAAAATTTAATAATTGTATTTGTATTAAGTTTAAGTTTAATAGGTTGTGCTGCGTCACAAATATCTTTAACAGCGTCTGCACCAAAAGGTAAAGACTTAGATATTACTATTAAAACTAAAGAAAAAACTGAGTAAAGGAGAAACACCATGCCAATGGTTGGAGATAAAAATTTTTCTTATACAGATGAAGGTAAAAGAAAAGCTAAAGCATATGCTACCGAAACAAGTAAGTTAATGCATGTTGGGTATCGTAAAGGTGGTAAACCTCTTAAAGTAGATTCTCCTACTGGTAAGAAATGTTTATTTGGTATTAAAAAATAAATGGCTATACCTACATTTAAATCACAGTCAGTAGCATTATCTACTACGAATAGGACAACTATTTATACAACTCCTAGTTTATCTCGTGCTGTTATTACGTCAATAATGATAGCAAATGTAGATGCATCTTCTGCTGCTACAGTTAAGTTAGAGTTTTATGATGCATCAGCTACTACTCACTTTGCACTTACAGGAGCTAAAAGTATAGCTGCAAATGATTTTTTAGTTATATCTGATTCTCCTATTTACTTTGATACAGGAGATCTTTTATCAGCAACAGCAGGTACTGCTGACGATATAACAGTTACTGCTTTCGTAGAAGAGTATTCAACAGGATTCTAAATGTCAAAAGAACTAACAGAAAAACAGAAAAAATTTATAGATGCTTTATTTGGTGAAGCAATGGGTAATCACAGATTAGCAATGGACATAGCAGGCTATAGTCCTAACACTACCTGGAGAGATGTTACAGCTAATCTTAACGAAGAAATATTACAAGCTTCAAAAGAATATTTATCTATGCATGCACCTAAAGCAGCCGTTGCAATAACAGGTATCATTGATGATCCTACTGAGTTAGGTAATAGAGATAAACTTACTGCAGCAAAAGATGTATTGGATAGAGCAGGCGTAGTAAAGCAAGAGAAGATAGAAGTAAACACTCCATCTGGTTTGTTTATACTGCCTTCTAAAAATGAAGAAGAAGAAATAGATGGAAATTGAATATAAAAGAAAACTAGGTTCTACTGTTCCTTTTGGTTGGGAACTTGTAGAAAACTCAAAAGACTTATTAAGAAGCATACCAGAACAACAAGAACTATTAGATATAGCGAAACAACATGCTAAAACATCTAGTCTACGTGAAGTAGCTAAATGGTTATCAGCAAAAAGTGGTAGATCTATATCACATGTTGCTCTATTTAAAATGCTAAAGAAGGATGAAAGTGAACGAAATAAAAAAGCAGCAACTATTAGATGGGAGCGAGTTAAAGCCAAGGCAAGGACAGAGACGCAAGAAGACCTCATCAAAGAAGCAGAAAATTATTCGAGCCAAAAGGAAGCCACCAGTTAGAGCTAATATAGTCGAGACTGATGATGATTTACAAGTTATCGAAGAAGAAAGAGATATTGTATTTCAACCTAACAGTGGCCCACAGACAGACTTCTTAGCATCGAATGAAAAAGAAGTTTTATATGGTGGTGCGGCAGGTGGAGGTAAATCCTACGCTTTACTAGCAGATGTGTTGCGATATTGCAACCATCCTAACCATAGTGCTCTTCTACTTAGAAGAACAAATGATGAGTTAAGAGAGCTAGTACAGAAAAGTCAGGAATTATATCCAAGAGTATTTCCTGGTGCTAAGTGGAGTGAAAGAAAGTCTTTATGGACATTCCCCTCTGGTGCTAGAATATGGATGACATATCTTGAGCAAGATAAAGACGTTCTAAGATACCAAGGACAAGCTTTTACTTGGATAGGTGTAGATGAGCTTACTCAGTATGGTACACCATATGCTTGGAACTATTTACGTTCTCGTTTACGTACTGTGAATGCTGATTTGCCAACGTATATGAGAGGAACTACAAACCCAGGTGGACCAGGACATTTATGGGTTAAGAAAATGTTTATTGATCCTGCCCCTTACAACTCATCGTTTTGGGCAACAGATATAGAAAACGGAGAAGTGCTAACTTATCCTAGTGGCCATGATAAAGCAGGAAAGCCACTATTTAAAAGAAGGTTTATACCTGCTAAACTTACAGACAATCCTTACCTCGCTGAGGCAGGAGAGTATGAAGCAAACTTGTTATCTTTACCTGAAGTACAAAGACAACAATTATTAGAAGGTTCTTGGGATATAGCGGAAGGTGCAGCGTTTACAGAGTTTAATAGAGATATACATGTAGTAGAACCTTATAATGTACCTGCTTCATGGAAAAGATTTAGAACATGTGACTATGGGTATTCAAGTTGGTCAGTATGTTTATGGGTAGCAGTAAGACCAGATAATAAATTAATTGTATATAGAGAACTTTATGCACAGAAAAAAACAGCAGAGGAGTTAGCAGACTTGATACTAAGCATTGAAAGAGAGAACGATGATAAGATTTGGTACGGTGTTCTTGACTCATCTTGTTGGCACAACAGAGGACAGACAGGTCCTTCGATTGCAGAAACAATGATATTAAGAGGATGTCGATGGAGACAGTCCGATAGAAGTAAAGGAAGTAGAGTAGCAGGTAAAAATGAGCTACATAGATTATTAAGAGTAGATGAAGAAACAGGAGAAGCAGGGGTTGAATTTTTTTCAAATTGTGTTAAACTTATATCAGAATTACCACAAATACCTTTAGATAAAAATAATCCTGAAGATGTGAATACTAAAATAGACTACGACCATGGATATGATGCACTACGTTATGGTATCATGTCCAGACCAACTCCTAGAGGGTTGTATGACTTTTCCAACACCGATTGGAAAAAACCTTGGAAACCTGCTGATCAGGTATTTGGATATTAAATATGGCTGAAGAAAACACTACAGAAACAGAACTAGAAATGGAATTAGAAGATAGTCAAAAAATGACATTATCTTCTTATATTAGAGATAAATTTAATTACTCATACGACTCTCGTTACTCACAAGAATCAAGATGGATGGAGTCTTACAGAAACTATAGAGGTATCTATGGTTCAGAAACACAATTTACAGAAACAGAAAAAAGTCAAGTATTTTTAAAAGTTACAAAAACAAAAGTAACTGCTGCTTATGGTCAGATTATTGATGTATTATTTGCAGGACAAAAATTTCCATTAGGAGTTGATGCAACAAGATTACCAGATGGTGTAGAAGAATCTGTACACTTTGATCCTAAGAATCCAACTCAACCACAAGATGATCCTAACCAAGGTAGTTTATTTCCACCAGGTTCTAAAGAAGAAGAGTTAGAGTTAGGAGCATTAAAAGAATTAGCAGATGATTTAGAATTAAAAGAAGGTGCAGGTGTTACTCCTACATCTATTACATATCATCCTGCAGAAGAAGCAGCTCGTGCTATGGAAAAAAAGATACTTGATCAATTAGAAGAATCTTCAGCTTCTAAACATTTAAGATCAGCAGCATTTGAAATGTCCTTATTTGGTACAGGAATACTAAAAGGACCATTTGCTCAAGACAAAGAATACCCTAGATGGGAACAAGATGAAGAAGGTAATGTTACATATACACCTGAAATCAAAACAGTTCCTAGATTAGAGTTTGTTTCTTGTTGGGATTTTTATCCTGATCCTGCAGCTAATAATATGGATGAGGTAGAATATGTGATTCAGCGACATAAATTAAACCATGCTGATATGAGGGCACTAAAGAATCGCCCTCTGTTTGATGAAGATGCCCTAGACGAATGTATCGAAATGGGCACTAATTACACCAGACAATGGTGGGAGGATGATTTAGATGACTACGATTCGACAAATGTTAGCGTTGATCGCTACGAAGTCCTTGAGTTTTGGGGCAACATTGATAGAACATATGCAGAAGACGCAGGCTTGGACATACCTAAAGAATACGCAGATGTGGATTTGGTTCAAATCAACGCTTGGGTTTGTAACGACAAAATTTTACGGTTGGCGTTTAACCCTTTTATGCCTATCCGTATTCCTTATTTTGCTGCTCCTTATGAGTTAAACCCTTACTCTTTCTTTGGAGTAGGACTAGCAGAAAACATGGTAGACACACAACAGCTAATGAACGGCTTTATGCGAATGGCTGTTGATAATGCTGTTCTATCGGGTAACCTGATATTTGAGATTGATGAAACAAATCTCGTACCAGGTCAAGACCTAGAAGTATACCCTGGTAAGATATTTAGGAGACAAGGTGGAGCACCTGGTCAAGCACTATTTGCTACACAGTATCCTAATGTATCTTCTCAGAATTTGATGATGTTTGATAAAGCAAGAGCCTTGTCCGATGAATCTACAGGCATTCCGTCTTTCTCACATGGTCAGACTGGAATACAAGGAACCGGTAGAACAGCGGCAGGGATATCTATGCTAATGGGTGCAGCTCAGATATCTATTAAGACAGTGGTTAAAAATATAGATGACTACCTATTACAACCACTAGGTGAATCTTTCTATGCCTTTAATCAGCAATTTGATTTTGATCCTGATGTACAAGGCGATATAGAAATAAAAGCTAGAGGTACAGAAAGCCTTATGCGTAACGAAGTAAGAAGTCAAAGACTATTACAACTTATGCAAATCGGTTCTAATCCTGCACTAGCACCTTTTGTAAAGTTCCCAGTAATATTAAGAGAGATAGCACACTCATTTGATCTTGATGCTGAGAAGTTTGTAAATGATGAAAGAGAAGCTTTAAGACAAGCTAAAGTTATGCAAGCATCTGGAATGATGCAAGGACCACCACAACAACCACCAGGGGCAGGAGCACCACCTCCACCAGAAGGAGGAGGAACAGTTCCACCAACTAGTCCTGCAGGTACAGGCAATAGTCAGATAGGTCCTGGCGGAGCACCTGAACCAGGAATGCCAGGCTTTTCAGGAAGGCCACCTAGTGAAGGAGAAATACAGTGAGCCCAGAAGTAGCTAGAAAATTATTAGTAGTAGCTAATAATAAACAATCTATAGATGCTTTATTTGATTACGCAGAAGAAAGAATTAAATCTCATGTAAAAAATCTTATAAGAGAAACAGACCATAACAAGATAATACAAATACAAGGTAGCATACATGAGTTACAAAGATTTGCTACGTTTAGGGATGAAGTAATACAAAAAGCTAAAGAGGGGAAAAATGGAAACATTACTAAATAAAAAACCAGGTGAAGCAAAAGCTGACGGTTTAAAAGATCCGTCTATATTAGATCCAAAAACATCTGAAGAAAAAGCTAAAGATAAAGATATTAAGAAAAAAGTTAGTGGTGTTGCAAAAAAACCACAGCCAAGTAATACTAATATTCAAACAGCTATGCTACTAGAACCTGAAAAATTATTAAAAAAATATGAAAAACCTATGATGTTAAACGAAGGTGCAATGCCTGTAACCGAAGAAGAATTTACACCTAGTGATTACTTTAAAACTGAAATGATGAAGCAATGGTTGTTTGCTGAAGGCAGAACAGGTGATAAAGATGGTCAAGAAACTAATCAAGCATTTAAAGGAATACATATAGATTCTTATCCAGAGCTTGCTGAAGAAATAAGACAAGGCACATTAACAGACGAAAAAGTAGCAGAAATTATGTATAGACAATATACAGGTCAAAATGTTTCAGATGATAAGCCTAGTAAATTTAGAGATTTAAGCCAACTAGAAAACGTAAATCCTGAAGCTGCTAAATTATTATTTATGGATGCAGGTTACACAGGACAAAATGCAGGAGCTATTAAAGACTTACAAAAATATTTAGTATCTAAAAATAAAAAAATTGAAGTAGATGGTTTATTAGGAGAAAAAACATTAGAAGTCATGAATGATTTTGATGCAGAAGAATATAGAAAGTATTTAGGAACATTAGATAGATACTCAGGTGAAAAAGGTAGTAAAGTATATAATAGATTTTTTACTGAAGAAGAAAGACAGCAATTAGGTTTATATGAAAAAGAATTAAATGCTATGGCTAAAGGTGGTTCTATAGATATACAAAAATTTATGGAAGGTGGCCTAGCAGATAATGCTGATGATACACCAGGTGCTACAGAAAGCGAAGTAGCTGATGATATACCTGCTATGATATCTGAAGGTGAACTAGTAGTTCCTGCTAATGTAGTTCGTTACCATGGTTTATCTAAATATGAAAACATGCGTAAAACAGCATTAAAAGCCTTAGATGAACTAGAAGACAACGGACAGATAAGACCTGTTGATGAAGATGGTACACCTATAGTTAAAGATGTAAAAGAACAAACAGATGAAGTAATGGCTAGTAAAGGTGCTACTGTAGCTAGATATAATGAAGGTGGTTCTCCTGCAGTAGTTTCTGATGATGATGAAAAAGTAATAGGTAAACCTGTTGATCCTAATGATCCTAGATTTAAAGATCTTAAACCAGTTGGTCCTAGAATAACCCCTAGAGAAGGACAAACAATAACTCCTGACGATAGTGGTAATAAAGCAACACTTACAACACCAGAAGGTAGAAACTATAGAGTAACTGATCCTGATACAAAGATAACAGCTACAGGTCCAAGAACTACAGGCATTGTAGGTGGTAATTATACAGGTGTTGATTTAGAAAATATGCCAGGCTTTGGCGTAGATAGATCAGGTAGCACTCCACCAAAACCAAGTACCACAGAACAACTATTATCAGGCGTTGCAACAGTTGCAGCATTAGATAAATTATTTCTTGATGGTGCAATAACAGAATCAGTTTTTAATTGGGCTAGAAACAATATATTTGATCCTGTAGGAAAATTTTTAGGATTTGATAAAGCTGCTGCTGCTAATGCAGGTATTTTAACAAGTGGAGCTACAGCTGCTATGACAGGTACAAGTATTACAGTAGGCAACACTATAGTTCCTATAGGTTCAAAAGTTGCACTTACTACTGGTGCTCCTGAAGCAGGACTTTTTAGTGGCTCTCAATATACAACAATGGTAGACGGAAAAATTGTTAGACTAACACCAGGAGAAGCGTATATAGTTTCTGGAGGAGAGACAGGTGTTTATGATGGTAATTTAACTAATGTAAACACTTCTGGTAGTGCATCTACTAAAACAGGAGCAGATCTTACAGGTGAAGCTCCTATGTCAAGTAATGGTGTATGGAATTGGAAAACAGGTTTAGCTGCAGTAGGTGCAGGATTATCACTATATGATATTATAGAAAATGGACCTAGTGTTGGTAATGTTGCAGGACTAGGGTACTCAACAGGTGTATTAGCACAAGGTGGACTACTTGGTGCAGGAGCTAAAGCAGCAACTACAGGTACAGCTTTAGGTAGTGCGGTTTCAGTACTAGGTTACGTAGCACTAGCTGCAGGTGTAATAAGTTTATTTAAAGGTCCTCCTAGTACTTACGTAGGAGAAGCAGCGATTGATTTTGATAAAGACGTATATAGTCCTGATGATATTATAGTAGGTGGTTTTACAGGATCTAAATTTTCTCAAGAAAATAGAGATGGAGCAGAGGCTTTAATAAATACTGCAGGAGGTTACGTAGCAGCCTTAGAAGAGTCTCTAGAAATAAATATAGGCGGAGAGTTATTTATAGATGTAGGTAATGAGTTTGGCTTACGATATGGTTACGTAGATGGTTATGATGAACTAGGTATGTATAAATATCACGAAAAAGATTTAGATTATAAATTACTTTATGGTCAAGGACAAGTAGGTAAAGGTTTACGAGGAGACGATGCAGCAGAAAAAATGATGAACAAAATTAATGACGATATAAATGTTGTTACTATGTTTGCATTAGCAGATAAAGCTGCAGGAGGAGAAGGTTATGCAACATTTGATAAAATGGGTGAGTATCGTAAAAAAATATCTGTTTTGTCTACTTATAGACCAGGTATGGCAGGAGCAGGCAGTCAAGCAGTACTAACAGACTATGAAAGAAATCTTTTAGATGGATTTCAAAAGAAAGAATTTGCTGAAGTTACAGGAAATGAACTTGCAGCATTAATGCCTATCTATGACAAGATAGCACCAGTGCAACAACAGAATAGTTTTAATTTTAATTCATTAGCTATGTAAGCACTGTTTAATGGCTACCTACTAACCCCTAGCAATAGGCAACTGAGTAGCCCCATAAAGGAGAAATAAATGTCAGAAGAAGTAGAAGTAAAAAAAGATGAAGCCACAGGCGATACAATTATGAAAAAGCCTGTAAGGTATAAAAGAGCAGAACCAACTATGCAAGAGTTGGCTGCTGAAGAAGAATTAAAAGCAAGAGAAGGTTCTAAAGAAGAAACAACTGAAGAAGTTACAGAAGAACCTGCTAATGCTGAAGAAGCATCATTTAAGAAAAGATATGGTGATTTAAGAAGACATGCTCAAAAAGTTGCAGATGAAAAAGATGCAGAGCTTGAAAAAGTTAAAAAACAGTTAGCAGAAGCTACTAAGAAACAAATAAAGCTTCCTAAAACAGATGAAGAACTAGAAGCATGGTCTGCTGAATATCCGGATGTAGCAAGAATAATAGAAACTATTGCTATTAAAAAATCAAAAGAAATGAATGCATCTATTGAAGAACGCTTAGAATCTATTGCTAAAAAAGAACAAAAATCAGCAAAACAAATAGCAGAAGCAGAATTAATGAGATTACATCCTGATTTTGAAGACATTAGAAATGATGTTAAATTTCATGATTGGGCTGAAGAACAACCTCAATATATCCAAAAAGCTTTATATGATAACGAAACCGATGCTAAGGCTGCGGCTCGTGCTATTGATTTATATAAAGCAGATATGGGTATTACAGGTAAGAAAAAAGCAAAGTCTACAGATGCTGCCAAAGCAGTAAAAACAAAAGGTGGTTCTACCCCTTCAGACACTGCTAGTTCTTCAGATATCATAAAAGAGTCTGATGTTGCAAGAATGACATCACAAGAATATTCAGCAAATGAAGAAGCTATTGCTAATGCAATACGTTCTGGAAACTTTGAATATGATGTTAGTGGAGCAGCTAGACAGTAATAATAGGTTGACAAAACCTATTTTTTGTATATGTATGTAACATATACTACAATCGTAGTAGGCCGAAAGTGTCAAATGTATTTGACATCTATCCCACCCTACACTTACCAAACGAAATTCACTCAGGCTACCTGATGTTATGGCCTCTAGGCATAGACACCCATTTTCAGCATCAGCCCTTACGAAGTGAGGTTATCGTTTGTTGGCCTCTAATATAAAAAGGAGAAAACAGATGGCTTTTAAAGTAGCGTCAGGTTATACTAACCTACCTAATGGTAATTTCTCTCCAGTTATTTACAGTCAAAAGGTTCAACAAGCTTTTCGTAAGAGTTCCGTTGCTGAATCTATTACTAACAATGACTACTTTGGAGAAATTGCAAACTTTGGTGATACAGTTCGTATTATTAAAGAGCCAGAAATAACAGTGAAAGCTTATTCTCGTGGTACTACAGTCACACCGCAAGACTTAGACGATGAGGATTTTACACTAGTTGTTGATCAGGCAAACTACTTTGCTTTTAAAATGGATGATATTGAGGAAGCTCACTCTCATATTAATTTTGAAAGCATGGCATCAGATAGAGCAGGCTATAGACTTCGTGATCAATACGATCAAGAAGTTCTTGGTTACCTATCTGGTTTTAAACAATCAGCTTTAAGTTCAGTTGCAGATACTGCTAATGACACAGTATCAGGCACTAAAGCTGTAAGCACAGCAGGAAGTAATGAATTATTATCCTCAATGATCTTGAAAAAAGGTGATTTTGGTAACATTACAACTTCTTCAGCAGGCGATCATTCTATCCCTCTAGCAGTAAGAATGCCTGGAGCAACAGCAGCAGCGACAGCTACTGCAACACCGCTTCAAGTAGTAGCTAGAATGGCTAGATTATTGAATCAACAACAAGTTGATACAGCAGGTCGTTGGCTAGTAGTCGATCCTGTATTTATGGAACTATTATCAGATGAAGATTCTAGACTATTAAACAATGACACCGCAGATAAAGGTGGACTTGTAAATGGTATTTCAGTCGGTAATCTGCATGGTTTCGAAGTATATGTTTCTAGTAACTTACCTTCAGTTGGAACTGGTTCAGCAACCTCTGGTGATGCTAACCAAAATTCTAACTATGGTGTTATTGTTGCAGGACATAGTTCAGCAGTAGCAACTGCTTCTCAGATCAATAAAGTTGAATCTTACCGTGATCCTGAATCATTCGCTGACATAGTCAGAGGAATGCAGATGTACGGAAGAAAAATCCTAAGACCTGAAGGCATTGTGACAGCTAAATATAACGCAGCGTAAGGGAGATAAAACATGGCAACTTATGATTTAACAGCTAAATCCACTACAGGCGTTAGTTCTGACTCAACAGCAACTCTACCAGGTAATCGTAGAGGAGCATATGTAATTGAAAAAGAATTAGACGTTGCTAAATTAGTAACAGAAGGAACTTTTTCTAATGTTGCTAGTGGCGATATTTTTCAATTACTAGAAGTTCCTGCTAATACTATTGTTATTGCAGCAGGTGCTGAAGTTACTACAGCTTTTACAGGTAGCTCGGCTGCTGCAGATATTGATTTTGCAGAAGGTGACGACATTGTAGACGGTGGTGACTTAACATCAACTGGATACCTCGCAGCAGGTACTAATGGTCAAGCTAACATCGTTAACACAGGTGCAGCAAATACTTATACAGCTTTAATATCTACAGCAGATACTATTGATGTTAAGATTTCTGTAGGTGATGCTAACATGGTTAGTGGCGTACTTAGAGTTTATGCAGTCCTAGCTGACATTTCTTCTCAACAAACAGGAAGAAATGTAGCAGATAGAGATTTATTAGCATAAATATTTTTCTAGGAGTAGGAGGGATAAGTATTTCTTGTCCTTCCTACTATTTATTTTATGGCATATACATATTTATCAACAACAAACGAAGTACTAAGAAGGTTGAACGAAGTTGAATTAACATCGTCAACTTTTCCTACTGCTACAGGAATACAAAAATTAGCACAAGATGCTATAAACAATTCACAAAGAGATATTTTTATGTCTGAACAAGAGTGGCCTTTTGCTTATGCTACAACTAGTCAGACATTAACCGCAGGAACAAATGAGTACAGTATAACGTCAGGACATTTAAGTATAGATCTTGACACTGTATTAATAGATAGAGACGATACACTTAATGTAGAAGAAACACATTTAATACCTCTTTCTTACACAGAATACGTAGATAGGTATAAAGAAAGAGATGAACAAAGAGATTCAGGAGATTACGATACTCCTATATACGTATACTTAACTCCAGACTATAAGATAGGTGTAAGCCCTACACCAGATAAAGCATATGTATTGAAATATACATATTTTAAAACAGCTACCGAACTTGATTTACATGGGGATGTACCAGAAACACCGAATCAATATAAAAATGTATTAATAGATGGGGCTGTATATCATCTTTATATGATGAGAGATAATGTAGAATTAGCATCTTTAAGTAAAAAAGTATTTACAGACGGAATAGAAAAGATGCGTCAGATACTGATTAATCGTTATATAAGGATAAGAGACACTCGTGTTTCTAATGTAATAAATGACTGATAGGCTTGCAACACTTAAAATACCATGCAGAGGAGGATTATACACTAACGAAGATTTTTTAACTCTTAGTGATAATCTACCTGGAGCAGCAACTAGATTAGTTAATTTTGAAGTATCACCTTTTGGTGGATATAGAAGAATAAGTGGTTACAAGTATATAGATGCTACATACAACAGGCCTGCAGGGACAGGAGCTATTTTAGGTTTATTTATATACAATGATGTAATATATGCAGCAAGAAAAAAATCATCAGGAACAGATTATGATGTTCTTAAATATGTTTCAGGAGCAGGGTGGTCAAGCGTTAGTTTAACTGCAGGACAATCTGCTACTAACGTAGTTAGAATTAGAGGACTAAATCATTCTGTAACAGGAAATAAAAGTTTAATATTAACAGATGGTATTAATTATCCAATGAGATTAGTTGATACTTCTTGGACTAAATTAAATGGTTCAACAGATGTAGATAATGCTAGCTTTGCAGAAGCATTTAAAAATAGAATATTTTTTGCAGGGATGAGTCAATCACCTCAGTTATTAGTATTTACTGCACCAAATAGCGATAGTAATTTTACAGCAGCAAGTGGTGCAGGTAGTGTTAATGTTGGTTTTGACATTACAGGAATAAAAAGATTTAGAGATAATTTATATATATTTGGTAAAAACGATATAAGAAGATTATCTGGAGACAGCATAAATTCTTTTGTAATACAAGAAGTATCTAATAGTGTAGGTTGTGTTGCAAGTGATAGCATTCAAGAAATAGGTGGTGATGTTATATTTCTTGCTCCAGATGGTATAAGAACAGTACAAGGAACAGAAAGAATAGGTGACGTTGAATTAGCAACTATATCAAAACCAATACAACAAGTACTAAATTTATATGATATTAATTTTACAAATGAGCAATTATGTAGTACTGTTGTAAGAGAGAAATCTCAATTCAGATATATGTTTGGTAAGGCTACTCTTACCGCAGTAAACACATCAGGATTTTTAGGAGGTTTACGTACCTCAGATCAAAGAACAGGTTGGGAATTTAGCGAGTTAAGAGGTATACAAGCTAATTGTGCTGTTAGTGGTTTTGTAGGAGATGATGAATACGTACTTCATGGAGATCATAGCGGATACGTATATAGACAAGAACAAGGTGGTACATTTCAAGACGATAATGTTTATGCAACATATGTATCTCCGTTTTTAGATTTTGGTAATACAGAAAAAAGAAAAGTGTTTTCACAGGTTACTGTATTTACTAGGCCAGAAGGTGATAATAATTTTATTGTGACAGCAGATTATGATTGGTTAGATTCTGATTATGCAAGTCCTAATGATTATACAATAGCATCAACTGGTGGTTATGCTGAATATAGAGATACCGAAACAGCATATAATACAGCAGGGTTTGTTTATGGTGGTGCTACTAAACCGGTTATAAGACAAGCCATACAAGGATCAGGGCATGCTATACAATTTAAATTTGTTACAGTGTCAAGTGCTAACCCATATACCATACATGGGTTTGCAGTACAATTTGGAGAGGCAGGAGTAAGATAATGACAGGATACGCAAGACAAAGTTCTAGTAGTATACAAGATGGGGAAACAATTACAGCAGCCCCACTTAACAGTGAGTTTGATGCAATACTAGCAGCATTTGCATTTAGTGGAGGACATAATCACGATGGTTCTTCTACTGAAGGAGCATATGTAGGATTAATAGCTGATGTAGATGCACTTAATAAAATAGTTGTTGACACAGCTAATAATAGACATGGTTTCTTTGTAGAGGTATCTTCTTCTGCAGTAGAACAAATAAGAATACAAGATGGTGCAATCGTTCCTGTAACAGATAGTGATATTGATTTAGGAACTAGCTCATTAGAATTTAAAGATCTTTATATTGATGGCACTGCTTACATAGATACTCTTGAAGTGCATGAAGGTGTTACATTATCTGCAGGTGTAGTATCTTTACCAGACGGATCAGCTTCTGCTCCAGTTATTACAAACACAGGTGATACAAACCAAGGTCTATACTTCTCAGGCACAGATGAAATGTCATTTACTGCAGGAGGTACTGGACAGGTTACTTTTGCTGATGGTGTTATTAAACCAGTTACAGATAATGATATTGATTTAGGTACATCAAGTAATCAATTTAAAGACTTGCATATTAACGGTACAGCTAACATAGATGCTCTTGCAGGCACTACTATGAGTGGTAATTTAGCTATGGGTAGTAATTCTATTACAGGTCTTGCTGCTCCTAGTGCCGATGGCGATGCTGCAAGAAAAGTATATGTAGATGATTCTATTGCTTCGGCTGAAGGTCTTACACAATTAGCAGGTAATATAAATGTAAATGGTTATTATTTTTATGGTAGTTCTGGAGAAGATGTAAAATTTCAACCTCAAACAGGTGCTTCAGTATTATCTACTCAAGATACCGATGGAGAGTTTGTAGCTCTTGTTCTTAGAAATGAAAGCGATGCTTCAGATACTACAGGTATAGCGTCACTTAGATTTGATTTAGAAGACACAGGTGGTAACACTGTAGACGCTGCTAAAATAGCTGTTAAAAAAGAACAGACATTTACTGCAACTGCATCATCACAAGATTCTAAAATTGTTTTCTCTACATCTTTAAATGGTACACTAACAGAGTATTTAGAATTAAGTAGTGCAGGTGCATTAGTTCCTGTAACTAATAACACTGTAGATATTGGTACTTCTTCAAAACAAATAAAAGATATGTATGTAGACGGTACAGCCTATATTGACGCAATAGGTTTTGGTACTACATCCGTAACCTTACCTACATCAGATGGTTCAGCTAATCAAATATTAAAAACAGATGGTTCTGGAACTATATCATGGGCTAATGATACAGGAACTACTATAAACAACGCTACAGAAAACGAATTAGTTACTGTTTCTTCAACCACAACGCAATTAGATGGTGAATCTAACCTTACATTTGATGGTACTACACTTACCTTAAATGGTAAATTAGCTATGGCTTCTAACACTGCAGGTAAACTTCTTATTGCAGATGGTACAGATTTTGAGCCTACTGCTGTTACTGATTTAAGTGAAATAAGCACTGTCGCTAGTGATGATGTTTTAATGGCAATAGATGCTTCTGGTGGCGGTTTAAAGAAAATTACACGATCTAATTTAGTATCAGGTCTTGCTACATCAAGTGCTATATCTAATGTTTCTGAGGACTCTACACCACAACTAGGCGGTGATTTAGATGCACAAGGAAAAGATATAACAGATGTAGGTATATTATCTGCAGATGCTTCAGCAGGTATATATGGTCCTACAGGTAGTCCAGTAGTATTTACAGTTACTGTAGCTTCTAAAACTGCAGCTCATCCATACTATTCAGATGGCAGCTCTAGTGGTTATTTCTTAAATGGTGTAGAATCTCCTGCTATTAAATTACATGGTGCAGATAGTGTTACATCTTCTACAGAGTATTTTTATAAATTTGATCAAGCAGACAGTAGTAATAGCGGACACCCATTAAGATTTTATTTAGATGCTGCTAAAACTATAGCTTATACAACTGGTGTTACAACTAGCGGTACACCTGGTACTGCAGGAGCTCATACAACTATAGCAGTTACAGACCAAACTCCGAGCACATTATATTATCAATGTTCTGCTCATGGTTATATGGGTAATTATGCTAGTGTAGATTCTGCTAACATAACATCTAGTGGTGCGGTAACTATTGATGCAGTAGGTGATGTTACTTTAGACGCTGATGGTGGAGATATAGTATTTAAAGATGCAGGTACTACATTTGGTAGTGCTACTAATACTTCAGGTAACTTAATACTTAAATCAGGTACTACAACTGCTTTAACATTTAGTGGTGCTAATGCTACTGCTGCAGGTAATGTAATTGTTACTGGGGATCTTACTGTAAACGGTACAACAACAACAGTAAATTCTACTACAGTAACTATTGATGATCCTATCTTTACATTAGGTGGAGATTCTGCTCCAGGTTCTGATGACAATAAAGATAGAGGTATTGAATTTAGATGGCACAATGGTTCTGATGCTAAAGTAGGTTTCTTTGGATATGATGATTCTGCAAGTGCATTTACATTTATACCAGATGCTACAAACTCTTCAGAAGTATTTAGTGGCACTGCAGGTAATGTAGTATTTGGTAATATTACAGGTACACTACAAACTGCTGCACAAACAAACATAACTTCTGTAGGAGCATTAGATGGTGGTTCTATTACTTCAGGATTTGGTGCTATTGATAATGGTACTTCTGGAATTAGAACAAACACATTTACAGCAGAAACTTCTGTTGTACCTGATGCTTCAGGCGGTGCTGATTTAGGTACATCCTCTCTTGAATGGGGCGACTTATATATTGCAGACGATAAGAAAATTTATCTTGGTTCAGATCAAGATGTAAGCATAGAATATGATGAAGATGGTAATGACACTACAGCTATAGTAGCTGCAAATGGTATTAGTTTTGCTCCACATGGTTCTAGTGCAGGAAATGGTACAGAATTAAGATTCCAAGAATTAGCAGCTAATGGTGCAAACTATGTAGGGTTTAAAGCTCCAGATGCTATATCATCTAACGAAGTATGGGTATTACCTAATACAGACGGTAGTGCAGACCAAGTTCTTAAAACAGATGGTTCTAATAATTTATCTTGGGTAGATCAATCAGGAGGAGGTTCTGCTGCTTTTACAGCTTCTGGTTCAATAACAGCAGGTAAACCATTAATATTAAATAGTTCAGGACAAGCAGAGCAGGTAGCTGTATCTGTAACTGCTGTTACTGAAAGTATAGGTACGCAACAAGCTATTCAATCTCATGGCACTACAGCAGTAGATGCTCCTGTAGGTTGTGCTTTAACTACTGATAAAATACTAATAGCCTATATAAGAAATGATAATAAAAAACTTATGGCTAAAATAGGCACAGTTGCTGCCGATAAAACTATAAGTTTTGGTAGTGAAGTTGAAGTACATGATGGCGGTTCAGGAACTATAGACGATCCATCTGTTGCTTACGATTCTAACGCAGGAAGAATAGGAATATTTTTCTCTGAAAATGATGGAGGCACTAACCCTTATAAATTCTATGCTGCTACTGCTAGTTTTAGTGGCACTACTTTAACTGTAAATACTCCTGCAGATATAGGTAATATAGATGCAAATGGAAGAGTTGTTTCTGTGCCTGTATATGATCCTGACAGAAATAAAGTTGTTGTGTTTGTTGAAGGAGATACAGATTACAATACAGTTACTGCTATGGAAATGGATTTATCAGGTTCTTCTCCTAGTATAAATCATCAAACAGCAGTTACAGGAACTCATTTTAGCGAAGGAAGAAGTAGTAGATATAGTAATGTTGTTTACGACACAAGCTCAAATAGATTTTTATATATGTATGGAGATGATGACGATAGCTCTCAAATAAAAGTTAAAGTAGTTCAAAACACAGGTTCTGCATTTACTTGGGGCTCTAGTGTAGATGTAGAAACTGAAGATAATGGCTCAGACTCTAGAGCTGCTATTGGTTATGATCCTGTTAATAATAAAGCTTTAGTTGTATTTGGTTCTAGTGCAAGCGGAAGTAGTGCTAAATTTTACTATTCTGTAGGTACTATTACTGGTGGAGGTACAAATTCAAGTAGTTGGACTACTCCTGTAGAATATCCTAATTTTGTACCTGGTGATGGCACATATGATTGGAGAATGGTTTATCATCAAGCTGCAAATGAAACTGCTAGTGGAAGATTTGTATTTTATATGCCGAATGCTGATGGTTCTTCAGAAGGTGTTGTTTTACGAACAGGAACTTTAAGTGGTAACACACTTACTTTAAGCGATACAGAAAATGTTCTTAAAGCTAGTTCAAATAGTTTAGGGCATGGTACTATGTTTGGACCATTAACAGGAATGGATAACAATCCTATTGTAGCTACATGGGGAGCAGATAGTACGCCATATTTAACCATTTATCATGCACCAGTAGATCAAGTATCAAACTTAACTGGTACTAATTTCTTAGGTTTAGCAGCAGCGTCTGCTTCTAACGGACAAAGTGTAAATGTTACTATAGATAGTGGAGTTAATGAAAATCAATCTTCTCTTACTGCAGGAACTAAATATTTTGCTACTGATTCAGGTACTGTAGCTACTTCAGGAACAGTATTTTTAGGAGAAGCTCTTAGTTCTACATCAATTCAATTAGAGCCTGCTTCAGGAACTAATGCAAACCAATTAGTAAGACTAGATGCAAATAGTAAATTACCTGCTGTAGATGCTTTAGAATTAACAAATTTACCTAACTTTGAAAATCAAGATATGGTTATTGCGTCAGGATCAGATGCAATATCTGCAGGTCATGTTGTTACAGAAGAAAGTAATGGTGAAACAGCTAAAGTTAAAAAAACAACAACAACACAAAATCTTAGTTTTGGTGCAGCGACAACTTCTACTGCTTTAACAACAGCAGGTAATGATTTGGGCGGTAGTTATGGTGCTAATAAAAGAGTTTGGCAAAATTGTGCTGTAGCAAACGATAGTGGTAAATATGTAATAGTTCATTCAGGTGCTTCATCATCTTATGGGGTAAGATTTCAAATATACGAATATGACTCTGCGTCATCTACATGGTATGATAGGTCTGCAGGACATAATTATCATGGTAGTAATCCTAGCCAATCAAATGGTAAAGTTACTGTAAATCAAACCTACGATTATTTTTATATAACGACTGACAATTTAGGTGGCAGTGCTCAAATAATGGAACTTAGATGGCATAAAAATATGAACTCTGCCGAAGGTGGTACTTATATGGTATTTTATGATTATCATGCTAGTGCAGGTAATATTCAAAGATATGCTCACCCATTTACTATTAGTAGTGACAATATTGTTAAAATGTATTCAAGACTAGAACTACTTAGACACCCTGATTATAGTAATGATGATCACATGTCTAACGATAGTTCTGTTATATCTATGGGTACAGACGAAATGGTTGTTGTTGCTTGTAGTCAATGGTATATGTACTATAGTCACCCTTATCAATCTCATTTTGTAATATCAACAAGAAGATTAACATATGATGGTGATTCAGGTCTAAGTAATCCATATCAAGCAACAACATTAAGTAATCAGAAATTCACAAGTATTAATGGTCAAGGCTCAATGCAAACTCAACAATACCCTATAAGAACAATGTATGATTATACTAATGATAGGCTAGGAGTTGCATGGGTTGATACAAATATTCGTCATAGATATACTTGTTGGACTAACACAGGAAGCTCTAGTTCATATACATGGACACCTCAATATACTGAACAACTACTTTCAGACCATAATGGTAATGTTCAAAGCCATGCCAACTATCGTTTAGACCAACAAAAAGCTGATGGAAAAGGAAGGGTTTTATACACTATAAGTCATTATTATAATCCAGGAACAGGAAACCAATATAAAAAATACTTCTTTTGTATTGCAATGGGTTCATCTTCATTAACAGTACAAACTGTTCGACAGGATAATTATGGTTCAAATACTACATATATAAGTTCAGGTAATCCTACATTACATTATGATTATCTAAATGATATTTATATTGTTCCACGAGGTTCACTAGCTCAACCAGGGTTAAATCAAAATATGTCAGTTTATAGCCCAAGTGGTACAGGTATAACAGAAACTACAAATGTAAGTGGTGGAGGACAAAGTCAGGCTATACAAGTTGGTAATATGTTAGCTATTGTTGATACCATGTCTATTTCTAGTTTTACTAATGCTAATGCAGGTAAATGGTTACAGGTAAACTCAACCGATAGTAATGTTTGGAAAAACACAACAAGTTTTGGTACTGATGGAGGAGATACATATTACGCATCAGGTAACATTCCTCATACCTTAACAACTCATACTACAAATAAAGCATTAGCATTTGGTTTTGCTCAAGAAGCAGGTACAGCAGGCGATACTATTCAAGTTTTACCATTTACTAGTAACAGCTTAGAAAAAAATCAAAGCTCTTTAACAGACGGTACAAAATATTATGTTTCATCAACAGGAGCATTAGTAACTGTTACAACACCTGATAGTGATATTAATGCTGATCCTAATAACCCATTTGTTGGTGAAGCTGTTGGTACAACTAGATTAAGATTACCTACAAGAAGCGATACTACCATTAGCGGAGATGCTAGAATATTCTGTGGCTCTTATGATTTTAGAGTAGATGGTTCTAGCACAGCACAAAATGTTTTAATTAGTTTACCATCAAGTTATACAGCATCAAATGTTAGAGCGTATGAAATTAATTATTATGGCATTGGTTTTGCATCAGATGGAAACCATTTTACTTTTAAGCCTTACAATGGTTCATCTAGTGTTCTTTCTGGTAATACTGTCTATATGAGTATATTTAGTGCCTACGACAGTAGTGATAGAGTACAAACATCTAAAGCAGTATCAGCAGGTTTTCCCTTACAAAGAGGTGATGGTACTGCTCGTGACGCATATAGTGGTAATGATGTAGATAATCCTAAACAAAATTATGACAATACATCAGGTCATGGTGGTCAGTTAAATGGTAGAGCAATATATACTAACTCTTTAAGAAATGGCTCATACGATTATAGCTCTACTTGGAGGTGGGGTTCATCAGCTACAAATCATGCTTTTGCTCGTGGTATAGTTTCATTAGGTAATGGAAGCTCTACTAGTAATTATGCAGATGGATTTTATTTTTATATAGGTGATGACAGTCAAGCAGAGCAAAGTACAGCAATTATGGAAGGCGTAGTTTCTGTTTACGCAATTATAGGTTAGGAGTAAGTTATGGCACAAACACAAGTATACAATGCAACAACAAAACAATATGTAACATTAGAAGTTAATGATGATTTAGTTAATGAGTCTTTAGTAGAAGAAGATAGATTACAACAAGCAAAAATAGAAAGAAACATATTGCTACAAGAAAGTGATTGGGCTTTAGTTTCTGACAGCCCATTAACAGATGAACAAAAAACAGAAGCTACAACATATAGACAAGCATTAAGAGATTTACCTGCACAAGAGGATTTTCCAAATATTGCTTTTCCAACTAAACCAGATTTTTTATAAGGAGATAATTATGCCAAATTTAATAACATTAAAAAGAAATAACCAAGTTGTTTGCAACGCTGACGATAACGTGAGTATAGAAGAACATACTAATGAAAATGGTCAAAAAAAAATTGGTTTAAAATCAAAAGAATCCGATATTTTTTTCTTTTACTATTCTGATTTAACTTTAGAAAATGCAAATATATATATAGATGCATCACACGATTTACCAGAAGATTTTGAAAGTTATAAATATTGCTATACACCTGACGATGGCTTTACTCTGTATCCAAAATATGTTGTTTCTGAAGTATTGGAAGATACCTTTGACCCACTAGATTATAAAGAAGGAGAAGCTTACCCACCACCATCTAATAATTTTGGAAGAACAGTTACTTACCAAGATGGAAGCAAAACAATAATAAGTGCAACAGGCGAAGTAACGGAGGTAGAAGCTCCATAATGTCTAAACCTACTGCAAGCATAGTAAATCAAAAGATAGACGATCATGTAGATGCATGTACGAGTAGATATGAAGCTATAGACAAACGACTGTATAGAATAGAAGCAATACTTATAGGAGCAAGTGTTTCTGTAATAGGTTTGCTAATAAAGATTATAATGAGCTAGAGAGAGAAATATGCCTAAAGTACCATTGACAGATAAAGAAAAACAAATGAGAGCAGAGGCCTTACGTAGATTTAATACTGGAGGTTCTTACCAATATGATCCTACAACAGGTCAATTTACTGGAAATTTAAATTTTCTTGGAAGTAATATAAATTTTGATGAAATAAATAAATTAACAAGCACTATGACAGGTGGTGCAGGTAATGATACTTTAAATGCTGGTGCAGGTAATGATACTTTACCTGGAGGTGCAGGTAATGATACTTTACCTGGAGGTGCAGGTGATCCTCCCCCAAGTGCTGCAGAAACTGCCGCAAGAGAAGCAGGTTTTGTTAATCCAGACGGTAGTGTATCTACAGACGAGTATCTTACTACTTTAGAAAACGATGCTATATTTAATACTGTCGAATCTACAGGTGGTGACTTAACTGGAGAACAAACAGAAGCTATTAGAAGTGCAGTTCAAACTGCTAATGAAAGTGGTACAACGGTATCTCAAGAAGAGTTAGATAATATAGCAAATGAAAATGCACCAGAACCAGAAGAAGAGTATGATCCTACAAAAATAGATCCTACCAAAACTACAGATGGTGCTTTATCTGCTGACTTTAGAACTATAGAAGTTATATATTATAATTCTAGAGGAGAAGAGGTAAGTAGAGGCACTAGACCAAACCCTTTATTTTCACAAAGAGATCCTGCTAGAACAACAGAGGTAAAAAATTCAGATGGCACTACAACAGTAACATACTTTAATCAGTATGGTATTCAAATAGGTCAAGAAGTATTGCAACCAGGTGAAGAAAAGTCTGAAGATCCTGCTACTACAGAAGGTGGAGAACAAGGTATAGTAGATTTTACAGCAGGCCAAGTAGCTGATCCTACAATGCCTGCACAAGCTGTTTATGATTATACTCCACAACAAATAGATACTGCAAAAGAATTACTAGAAAAGAATGGTTTTGACTTAAACAAACTTGCAGATGTAGTAGCTGATAAAGCTAAAGCAGGAACAGCAGTAGCACCTACATCACCTGGTGCAAAACAAGGTACTGCAACTTTAGTTGGATCACCTGGAACTGCAGTAGGAGCTGATGGTACTGTTAGTACTAAAGTAGTAGGTCAAGAAGCAACCCCAACAGAAGATGCTAAAGTAAGATCTGTTACAGGAACACCAGGTGAGCAAATAATAACACCTGATGAAATGCCTAGTAGAACAGTTACTGATACTGAAAATCCAGTAGCTGCAACAACTGACTTTGACGCAAAAACATATGTAGGTGATACACCACAATCTACTTTTGTATCTAATATAAATGATCAAAGATCTGTTGGTGTTGTAGGAGATAACGAAATACCTACAGCTGCAACTGCTGATGGTTTAAAAAGAGAAGTAACAGCTGCAGAAAAATATGTATTAAGTGGTGATGCAACTTTCTTAGCAAAAAGTTTAAACGTAGATGACACTGTAGTTGCACAATTTATTGAAGGTAATGTACAAGCTAGAGATACAGTACAAGGACAATTAAGTTTATTAATGGATCAGTTTAATGATGGCACTCCTACTTGGGCAGCAGGTGCTATTAGGGCAGCAAATGATACAATGGCTGCTAGGGGGATGGGAGCTAGTTCCTTAGCGGCAGCAGCCATAGTGCAAGCCTCTATGGAATCAGCCCTACCCATTGCTCAAGCTGATGCTCAAGTATATTCTAATATGAATCTTACTAATCTTAACAATCAGCAAAAAATAGCTTTAGAAGTAGCTGCAGCTCAAAGAGGTACACAACTACAGAATTTAAGTAATGAACAACAAGCAGAACTTGCTAAAAGTACAAGTGCTTTTCAATTAGGAGCAACAAGCTTATCTAACTTACAAGCTGCTCAGGTAGCTAATGCACAGTTAAGAGCAGCTCTACAAGGTCAAAACTTAACTAATACACAACAAACTAATATAATTGAAGCAGGCAGATTTGCTGAAATGAATAACCTAAATCTTAGCAATGAGATGCAAGCCAGGTTACAAGACACAGCAAACAATCTACAAGTAGATATGTCTAACATGAGCACGAAAGCTCAAGTCGTATTATCTGAATTACAAACTCAAGCTGCTCTAGCAGGACAAGAATTAACAAATGCACAACAATCAAGTGTTGTTAAATCAGAACGATTCTTTAGTGCTAATAACTTGACTTTTAACGCAGAACAAGCTAGAGTTCTATCTAATTCCAAAATGATTGAAACTCTAGAGCTTGAGAATTTAGACTTTGAGCAAGCTAGAACTGTACAGAATGCTGCTACATTTGCACAAATGGAAATGGCAGGGTTAAATAACAGACAACAAGCACAAGTAGCTAATGCTCAAAACTTCTTACAAATGGATTTACAAAACTTGTCAAACGATCAACAAGCTGCAATACTAAGTTATCAAACTAAGTTCCAAGGCTTGTTATCTGATCAAGCAGCTAAAAACACTATGGAACAATTTAACGTAACTAGTGAAAACGACATTGCTAAATTTTATGACAACTTAGCTGCAGACATATCTAAGTATCAAGCACAACTAGATACAACAATTAGTCA